CTAAACGAGCCTTTTTCAGCTGTAAATCAACCATACGTAGCTTCTTATCCAGCTTGGCTTGCTTGGCTGTAATAGCGTGTCCTAGCAGGGTACCTGCTGTGGCTAGGATGTGTCCGCTGAAGCGTGCTTCAACATTCATGCCTAGATCAATTAGGTCCTGGAATTTTTCTTTTGCAAGGTCGCTGAGATCATCTAGTTCTTTATCGCTGATATCTAAGCTGTCTACAAATGGTAGTGCCGCATCAATTTTATCAATAGCAGTGTCTACTGCTTTAATAATCTCACGATTTTCTTCTATAGTTGTTTTGGCTGATTCTGCTGTTGTTTCTTCAGCAGGAGGCAAGTTGAATAGTTCTTCTAGTTTCTGTGTCATAGTAGAAGTATTTACCGCTTCTGATTCTTGAAGATATCGTATTCGGTTACTACTCTAAAACGCATACCATTAGCACGAGCCCACGCATCTGCTGCCGCCCATTTGGCCATGTTGACTGCTACACTTAGTTTGTCACGATAGCTACGAGCCGATTCCATTGTGGTTTCTTTACTGGGTTTGATTTCCACTAACTCTGTGTGTTTGCGTTGATTAGCATCTACATAAACTACTAGAAAATCTGGAACATATACTGTCTGACGACCACTGACTGGATTGAAGTATGGAATGCTGATACTTTCACTGGTCCAATTTAACACTGCTGGATTGTTATCGCAGAATGCGCAGAATGTAAATTCCCAACTACTTCTATAGGTAGGAGTACGTTTACCCATATATTTCTCAGGATTCTTAACCGTATATTTGCCGCTTGCGTACTTACCCATTATGGAAGAACTGCCCTGATGACATATTTACTAGTTTGCGGGCTGTTACTTAATCCTAATAAACTAGTGCCCACACGGTTAATGTTAAGGAACATAGTTAGATAAGCATTAAGTTCGCCGGGTTTTAATCGACGAAATTCATCAATTAACTCCATTGGTTGAATACCTTGTTGCCCTGCTGTGTATAATACTGCCGCTGCTAGTGTAATACCACTTTCTTTATCGCCTGTTACACTTTGAAAATATCCGATAACAGCATCGTTGGTGTTTTCACTGACGTTAGGCGATTGTTTAAAAAAGTTTTCAAAGAAACTTATAGTAGAATCGCCAGTAGATACAGGGGGTAAATTTCCGTAGATTGTCATAGTATTTCCTACATAAAGATCGTGCCGGCATTGGTCGGCGGAACTTCGTTGCCTTGGCTGTTAATGTTAGGTAAACCTTTTTTAGTACTGCCAAATAATCCAGGAATACTTTGAACTGATCTGCTTAGTCCTTCTGTAACGCTGGCTGCTGTTGGAACAAATACTGTTGATTGTGTATTTTGTCCGCGTAAGATATTCATACCTGTTTGAGCTAGCTCGGCGCCTGCTACTGCTTTCAAATCTGCATTTTTAAAATTGTTAAATGTGCGCAAACTACCAATTAATGCTGCACCATAATTACCAGTTTCTAAATTAGTCACAGCATCGCCAATACCTTCTACTAGACCACCAGGACCAAGAATACTAGTAGTGCCGCCACCCACTGATGTTAGTGGACTTGGAGTATTATCATAGTGCATGATATTAAAGCCCATAACCGAACCTTTACTTACTGGTCCATGTTCATACTGCACCGCTTCATATGCTACTGTCATACTGTGTTCTAATGGAGTATAATTACCTTGTTCGTGTTGGCCGTGTTGAAAGCTAGTAATTGTTGGATGCCACAAGATATAACTGCTAAAATATTTTTGATGTAGGCTGTAAATTCTAATACTGTTGATATAGTTAGGTGTACCTGGTCCTGTATTCTTTGGTGTAAACCCCCAATTTTGATCTTGGCGACTTTTATATTTGTGATCTTTGTTGTATATTTCACTTGAGTGGCTGCTATCTCTATAATAGTATGTATAGTAGCCTTCCCAAAAATTACGTATTACATCAGTGCTGTCATCATGAAAGGTAAGACTAATTGGATCGTAGTTAATTCTTTCTTGAACAACATTCTTTCTATTGTAAGCATTTAGAATTTTATTTTGTATAGTAAACTTAGGTAGCTGTGCTGTTTTGGCCATTAACCCTATTTCATAAATTGCATTAGGATTTGTTGCGTCACGTTTAGCTATAGTATTGTTTACATCGATAAACACATGGAATAGTGCACCGCTTTTAGGACTTAATCTGTATAAGCCATCAACAAAAGTTCGTGCGGCGTGTCGATAATCTTTTATCTGATCACCGTGGCCTAGCTGATTTAAAAACTGATTAAAAAATCCTGCGCCTGCTGCCATAATCCCTTCCGTCTTTATATTATTTATCGCCAAAAAAAAGCCCGGATTTTAACCGGGCTTATTATATTATTTTTCGTCTGGATTAACCAGTAATTACTGTACCTAGTGTTCTAGCTACTGTTGAACCAATACCTGTACCAACTGGAGTTTGGATAGCATTGTCATAACGAATAGTTAGTACGATTGTAGCTGGGTCGTTAGTACCATAGTTAAAATCACCGTAGTCAGCTTGGCTTAGATAACAACCATACAATTCCCATGTTTCTAAAATTGTAGGAGTATTAGCACCATTACCACCATCTAGTACTTCAAACCGTGTAAGGAATTTATAGTCAATACCGCTTGACGCTGATGATTGTTCCATAAAGTCAAATTGTTTCTGCATCTGTTCGCCAACACGTTTAGCAACTTCACCACCCGCATCATCACGTAGTGTAGTAGTAACTTCTGCCCAGGTTGGTTTACCTGCCATGTAGACTTTACTGTTGTAGATAGGAATTTCAATTGGGTCAAAACTTAATTGTGGACGTTTAAAATCCATAACTTGTTTTGTTAGTTCTGTTGTTGGTTGACTTACTCCAAAGTTCTCAAATGTCACGCGAAAGCGGAACTTGAGTTTTGGCATTAGCAGACCTTGTGCTGTTGCACTTTGGTTACTTGCTAACGGTACTGTAAATTTACTTAATGATGATGTTGCCATCTTATTTTCCTTTTAATACTTTATAGTATTTACCTGTTATTCGTTTACACTTAGGGAGGATCGCTCCTCCCATTATGTGCGTATATTAAACGATTGCTAACGGAGCTCCTGTGTTAAGTAAGCGTACTGGAATATAGATAAACTCAATTGCTTTAACTGGTTTAATAGCAATATCTACATATAATTCGTTACGATCGATTCGATCTGGAGTGTTGTTAGTTGTATCACAAACTACCAAGTAGTCATAGATACCACGTTTAGCAACAATATCATTTAACACAGCTTCAAATCCTGCTTTAACTTGGTTACGTGTAATTGTATCGTTTGGTTCAAATATAAACGGACGAGCAACACTATCAAGTACTAGGCGTAAGTAACATACTAAACGAGCTACGTTTACACGATCCATTGCTGAAGTGTATGCAGCACGTGTTTTTTGACCGTATGCTGTTATTCCAACACCAGGTAATACTGTGATTGGGTTAACATTATCTGTGTATAGTACATCACGTAGACCTTGTGTTACACCAATACTACGGAATGTGTTACCGTCATTGATATCAATATAACCAATCGAGCTAACATTGTCAATAACACCACGACGTACACCAGCTGGAGCGAACCATGGATAAGCTATATTGTCATTACGAATATATGTACGTAACATCATATGGCTCGGTGGAACAACTACGCTGTTACCATCTAAGTTTGTTGTCAGACCGCTTGGATAGTAAACACCTAAGTATTCACTGTGACTTACTAGGCCTTGTTCACCATTATCTGCAGCAAGTGTTGAATTTTTAATCCATGCTTGCAATGAAGTACCATCTGAACTTTGATCTAATGGGCTATCACCAATAATAAACGCTGTTTGTTTACGATCATTGTTTAGAGTGATCATGTCGCTGATTAGTTCTGGATATCCAGGAGCACAAATTAAGTTGAACTGTGTTTGTTCTTCACGTAATGCTGTACTTGAAGCAATAGCTGCTTTCATAGCTGTAACAACTACATTACGTTGTGCTTTATGACCAAAGTATGGAACACCTGTTGTAGTGTCTACACCACTATGACTTACCCATGTTGCTAGTACTGATGGTGGCATAGTTTCGCTTGTACCAGCCGGTGCTGTTGTAGCATTGGCAAATTCTGTACTCATAAACTGTTTAACATTATAACCGCTACGACGTGTATTGAATAATAATGTACCACGAGCATACAAACGATAGTCAGGAGAATCTGGATCTAAATAGTCACTGGTTAATAAACTAGCAATTGTTGGAATATCTGCTGTGATTGGATTTATTGCACCAGTTGCGGACCAACGTGCATCTGCAAATACGATACCGTCAGCTGAAACTTGGTCTGTTTTATCAATTAGATCCCATGTACTGCCGTTGTAACGATATAATACTGGCCAATTTTCTAAATCGCCTGTATCGATCCATAAATCACCAGCTGCCAGTTGACTTGAACCATCGCTTTGTGTTGTTGGTTGTGTAGCACTCATAATAACACCGCTATCATCTGTATTAGCTAGATTATAGCCGCGTGCATCGTTTGTTACGTTTTGATAGCCTTTCCATGCCGAACCAGTGTTGATCATAACATCAACTTCTAATGGGTTATTGTAGTACCATAGTGTGCCATCATTTGGATTACTATATGGTGCTGTAGTCGAGTATGTGTAGGTTAATGCTGTAAATGGGCTAGCCAAGTATACACTACCTGCTGTGATTGTCTGTACTTTACTGTCAGCTAGTAAACCAGCCATACTTAATGGATTACCTGTACCTAGTGTAATTTTAATAGTACCGCCTGCTTGATGACTGATACTGATAGCACCGTTACTGTCAATAGCAGAACTTAGATTTGTTAACCCGGCACCTAAAATATCACCAACCATACCCTGTGCTGTTGTGCCTGTTAGTGTAACTGTTGCTGATTGTGTAACAGTAGAACCTGGAACTGAAACCTCTAGTGTAAAGCTATTGCCAATACTATAAGTTGCTGAACCACCTGCTACGTTACCTGTAATTTTTAATAAACCAGTCACATTTTTAACATAAGGTTTGAATGAGCCTGTGCTGTTACCAACTGTGTCATACTTAACG